AGAAGCTTTCTTGGCTTTCGGACCTTTCCCCGATACTTTCAAAAACTCTGCTCTTTCGGCACAAGCTTTCGCAGTATCAGCGAAATCCTTCTTGCAGGTCTTACAATTGTTGGATGTGGCGTCGTAACAGGTGGTGTTACCGTCCCAATCCTTCTTGTCAAGACAAAAATCTGCAGGCTGTTCAGGTCTCTTCGGCTCTGAAGCTTTTTCTGCGGTTGCCACATTTGCTGATACTTTCGCATCAACCTTCGTTCCTACTTTTACCAAATTCGCTGTAATCTTTTTCATCTTTCTTTCCTCCTTGTTTAGCACATTGATTTTCTCGGACTTAGGACCGAGAGTGTGCATTAACAGAAGCCATTTCTGACTTCTGCCCTTCTGCTAACACCAGCAGATTGTGCCGGGATTCTTAACTGCTAAATCCCTTAACTGATATAACCGTTCCATAAGATAATCTTCTGAACGACCACAATCAATCATTGTAGCACAACCGGGATTCTGACTGATACTGGGATTTCGTGAGTGGTTCCTAACGGACTGATATGTAACTTCGTCAATCCTTCGGATCAAATCTTCCGATTTGATTGTCCCGCAGTATTCAACATCCATTCCCAACAAAGACATAACAGCCATTGCATTACCATTAGCCATGTTGATACCATCGCTTTTACCTGCCGGTGCAAATGTGATACTCATAATCTCTTTCCTCCAATGCGTTATTTTCTCGGACTTGAGACCGAGAGTGTGCATTACAACAGGAACCGAAGTTCCTGTTGCTCTCTGCTATGCCGCCATCGCTTTTCTGATTTCGGACATATATTTTCCGATGAATTCCACTTCTTCAAGTGTAATCCGTCCTGCTTTGACGAATGATTCCGTTCCGTCAGCTCTTTTGACAACCCGCGGACCAACTTGAAACTTTGCTACTCCTGAATTATACTTCTGAACGGTAAGCATCAAATTATCCACTTGTTTACTCCACAACGTAACATCCTTTTTCTCATCGTATGCCATAATCTCTTTCCTCCTATGCGTTATTTTCCCCGACTTGAGACGGGGAATGTGCATTAACACCGTCATTTCTGACGGTGCCTCTCTGCTATTTAAGGTAATTAATATCAGTTACTTTCCAACCGAATGATGCCCAACGAGCTGTTGTGGGAAGCTGTTCTTTGTTTTCCACAGCTTTGACTAATTCCACCGATCTCGGCTTTCCTTCGTTCTCGGAAATGATGTTTAAAACTGCTTCCGAAGTTCTCGGGTAGCAACCATCATACCTTAACATATCTACGGGAAAATTATCCACACCAATTACTCTAAATGTATACCTTTTCATACTCTCTTTCCTCCATAATGCTGTATTTTTCGGGACTTGAGACCCGAAATGTGCATTACAGATAGTCAAATTCCTTTGGCTATCTGCTCTCTGCCTAATTTTTTAAGCTCCTTGATGTCATTTTATCAGTTTTGATCCAAGAAGTCTTGTCGATCATCATAACCGGGACACGATCTAAAGCTCCTTTTTTGATCCAATTTGTAGTATCTGCGGCAACAGCTCCGTATTTGCTTGTTTTCTTGTACCGAGTAGCAATTTCTAAATCCTTTTCGTATGCTTTTTCGGGAACAGCATCAATTATTGTAATTGAAGTCCTTCCTTCATCGGTTCTTGAACAAATAACTTTGGAAATGTAATTAATCCCATCCCATATTTCAAAGCTTCTTGGTTCAGACCAATATTTATTACGAACAAGATCATGGATTCGAGCAATGGCTACTTCATAATAAAGAACCGAATGTTTCCTAAAATGCTGAAAACGAACCCCATCCACATATTCATATAAATTGAATCCTCCGTAATATGCTTTTTTCATCTTTCTTCCTCCTGCACATTGATTTCTCGGGACTTGAGACCCGAGATGTGCATTAAGCGGAACAACTGTTCCGCCCTCTCTGCATTTTACTTTTTCTTGGAAATCTTCGGTGTTTTATACAACTTATCTCGGAATTTGCATTTCTCTTTGTGGAAAACTACTTTAGATGATTTCCTAATCTCATTAATTGTTCTATGGAAATTCGGATCTATAATTTTCCTATGCTTTCTTAACATCTTCATAATTTCCTCCTATTTCTTTATTTTCTAAAGCCATCAAATTTTCTGATGGATTAAGAAAATAAAGAATAGGGCGGGATTACTCCCGCCCTAAACAAAGAGTTTCAGTAAGAAACTCTTTAGGAGAAAAGAAAGAGAGTGCTACCGGCAATCAACGATTGTATTGTGAACAGTTTGGTTCAGCTTGTAAAATGTGGTTTCTAATTTTGCTCCGAATATAGTTCTAAAATAAACTGTGGAAATCCTGATTTTCATTCGGTCTGCAAAATCATTGTAATAAATGGAATGATTAAGCTCATAAACTTTCGCCGCGTTCTCTACAACGTGTTCACGGTAGGCTTATTAAATTCTTCGTTTCCGCCCGCTGATCTTATCGTTATTATAGCAAGCTCAAAAACTTTGCTCGGGGAAACTTCATTCTCTTATGTCAAGGATCAGGTTACGTCTTCTGACTTCAGACGGTGAGCTGTGCAACATCTTAGGCAACTTGCTCTACTCGGTTAATCTCTGTATCTTGGTTTCAGATACACTTCTTATCTAAAATGTAGTGAAAGTATAGCGAAACCATAATCATTTGTCAAGAAAAAAGATTAAAAAAAGATTTTTAGCAAATACAGTAAGTTAGAAAGGGAATCCGGGATAAAAAGCACCATAAAATGAGGATTATAAGAAAAAAAGTGAATAAAACCAATATCGGAAGTAACCTAAAGTAGTGAAAAAAGAGTGAAAAAACCAGTAAAACCAAATGGACTAACAGCAAAGAGCATAGAAGATAGGAGTATAGTTAAGAGTAGAGAGTAAATAGATTCTTGTTTTTAGGGAGGAAAGGTAGGGTGGAAGGATGGGAAGGTAGGAAGGATGGTAGGAAAGGGACAGAAAAGGGGTAAAAGGTATAAAAAGGTGGCAAAGAGGACATAAAGGGTACTTCCTCCACACCCACCAACCGATGCCGCTTACCTATGATTCCGTGGATTATTTTGAGGTCCCGACCAATGTTCTTGTTTTAGGGATTCCGTAGTCCGGTTTCAGGAAAGGATTTCCTACATTTTCTGATTGAATTTCGGATTAAATTTCTTATCCTTTTCTGATAATCCCAACCTCTTGCCGGGCGGCGGTGCTGGAAAAACATCCAGCATAAAATAGAACTAGTTGCCGGGCGGCGGCATCTATTAAAAGAATAAATACCTTTGCTAAATACCTTTAAAAGGACTTGAAATGGACTATTGACAAATATTTATGGTTTCTGTATAGTTTCACTTACATCATTATTATATGATGAAAAAAGAAAGGGAGGAAACAAGATGACATACGAAGAAAGGAAGGAAGCATTTGAAGGAATGGTGAAAAAGATGAGAATAAATTATAATGCGTGTGAGGGTGGGGCAATGACTAAACAAGAATTAGCAGACAAGTTGATTTTGGAAGTTTATCTATTTGTTAATTACTGCATTTTGGAAGGAGAATAATAAAAATGGATACATTTAATACAATAGTTTTTGGTGGATGTTTAGTAACATTATTATTAATGTTGTGTGTGGCAGTGGACATTATCATTTCAACCATTTTTGAAATTTACAACACTAAAAGGAGGTTTTACTAATGAACATTTTCAAACATCAAAGGGCGGAAGAACTTCTTATTCAATTCATTAACTTCAAACAGAGTTACGGCAACGGTGACATAAACAGAGAGATTGAGGAATGTGGTTATGCTTATGTTACAGAATATCTACCTAACTTAACAATCAAAGAGTTTAAGCAAGTAGTTATTGCAGTCTGTGGATAAAGAAGTAAAGTAAAAGGAGGATTGATATTTAATCCTCCTTTTATTTTGTTCTTTATTATCCTACTTTAGGTAGGTTTATTATTAAAGAAGGTTTATTTAATTAATCTTCCTTTATAATTAATCAATCTTTATTCCTTGTTTACAAACTACCAGCAAGCACTACTTACAATTACTCCTTACCATATGCTGTATCTATTATACTCCATTCCACGGATTATTTTGAAAGCCCGACGGATGTATTTATATATGTATGCTTTGGTATCCATGCACCGGTATGTGGTAGGTTAATTAGATAGTTGAGGAAGTATAAAGATTGTTTTTATTTACTATAAAAAAAGCTTGACATAATTTATTTAATCTATATAATACGCATTAACATCATAGATAAATATGATGAATAAAAAATGAAAGTGAGATTTGAAAAATGAAAAAAGAAAATGAAAAGAAAAGTGAGAATGTAGTCAAAGCAATTAACAATCATATTAAACAAGCTTGTGACGATGTTAAGCTTAACAAGATTAATGAGCTTGACAAGACATTATTAGCATGTAGTTCCCATCATTCTATTGTTGATGTATGCGTACGTGCTAAAGTAAATGAAGAACAAATGATTAATCTATTAATTAAACATAGCACACATACACGCTATACAATTAACAGCGTGCTACAAGCTAAACAACGCATAGCACGCATACTATTAAGCGTAAAATTGAGTAAGACAGAAACGAAGTATATAACACGAAGCAAAAAACGCAATCTATTTATAAATTCTATTGCGTAAATTTTAAAAAGATACGTCGAGTAAAATCTCGACGTATTTTTTTATTTGCACGGGCAGGGTCCTCCCCACATTTTTTTTCCCAAATTTAGCAATGAGAGAAAATTTAATTCAACTCTTACTGTATAGTATAATTATTCCTCAAATAAATGACGGCTACCAACTTATTTTATGATAGTTGACTATCTTACTTTGTTCTGTTATAAGAGCAGGGAAGTTTTAGCAATAAGCTATATGGCTTAATTAAAGAAGGGAGTATTGTTTATGGTTGATTTAGATTCTTTAAAGATAGGTGAAATGCAATTAGAGAAGGGATTGATCCGTCGGGAAATCACAATGTTTGCCTGGGACGGTATCCGTGACTGTAACTCTGAAGAAGGTTGCCCTGTAGTGGATATGTGTAAGTATCTGCATAAAGGTAAGTGTGCTGTTCAGGTAAAGTATCTTGAAAGTCTTTACAAAGCAGTTTTAGGTACCTATTCCTATTTAGATGAAGCTATGCTGTTTAAAGTTGGCATGCAGATTGTTCCTCTTTACGTTCAGCTTGTTCGTTTGCAGATGGTGGAACTCTCTCTCCGCACACCGATGTCCTTTACCGATAAAGGAACACCTTTTGTTCATCCTATCTATAAAGAGATTCGTGAGACGTTAAAAACAATTGCTGTTATGTGGAAGGATTTGGATTTAACTTTTAACTTTGGAGAAGTTGTTTCTTTATCTGGCAAGAAAAAGAATCCTGACTCCGTTACTGAAGAAACAAAGGTTATTGATTATGAACGTGGTGATCCTAATTTTTATAAGCGTATCAGTCAAGAAGGACCGTCACAGAAAGGAATTATTCGATGATTCCTTTAATCAAAAAGAAGATAATAAAAAAAGCGTCCATTAAGGATTTATTTAAAGAAAAAAAGCTTACGGTTATAGATCCTGATTCTTTACCTAAATATGAGATTTATGAACCGGCTTCTTACACCGACGGCCCTGAAGGATTTATCAAGTGGTGTGAAGAAAACGTATCTATTCCTATTTACCCATTTGGTTCAGTTATGGCAGTCTGGTGTCCCATCAAAGATTTACCTGATACTCTTAATCCTGAAACAGGAAGATCATACAAGTATATCTGGGAGCAACAGAAGGAAGTTGCCCGTGCAGGATTGAGAATGGTTGATGGAAAGTTTCTTTACAGATTGATTGTTCTCTGCTGGCCACGTGGAGAAGGTAAATCTTTGTTCGTCTGTTTGATTCAGTTATGGAAGTTTTTTAATTGGGCACGGCAGCAGATAGTTCTTGGAGCAAATTCTAAAGAACAGATCACCTTTGTTCACTTTGATATTATCAAGGACATTATTCTTAACTCACCTAACTTGCTTGCCGGAGTTGGGAAGAAAAATATACTGGAAAAGAAAATACGAATTACAGATGATAAAGGAAACGATGTTTCTATTATCCGAGCAATCTCATCTTTCAGTGGTATTGTTTCTAATATTACCGGATATACTTTCTCTGAAATCTTTGACATGAAAAATTCCAAGTTCTTTGTTCAGCTTGATGGTTCTATTCGTAATATACCTAATGCTATTGGAGTTATAGATTCCACGGTTTCTGCAAAGACACATATTCTTTATAAGCTGTTTGACAGCTTTGTTCAGCGTACAAGCAAGACAATTTATTTTGATTATCGTTTCAGCAAAGACGGGAAAGCAGAAGACTACTGGAATCCTAATATGAGTCAAGCTCAATTAGATGATTACCGAGCTAAGTTTCCTTTAGGTGACTTTGAAAGATACTTCTTGAATGTCTGGAGTTCATCTTCCCAAAAGATTTTTACTGATGAGATGTTAGAAGCTATGCAGTATTTAGGAATTGATGGGTCTATGGGAAATAATTCTACATTGATGAATGCCATGGTAGAAAAAGTTCATTTGCAAGATTCAATGGAGTCATTTGTAAATGGTAGATTGTGGGATAAATCATTTGAAGAAGAAAAGAGAGGTATTGAGGATATTAAACGAAGAGTGATTCTTGTGGAGAAGTATTACAGTTTAAGAGATGCTTCAGGTTTACCAAAGATGGCTCCTTCTTCTGCTCTTGATACTCTTGGAATGATGTTTGATACAAAGTGGGCTGTTCTTGGTTCAATAGATAGAGCAGATCCTTTGAAAGTTACAAACAGAGGAGCAAGAACAATCTTTACTTGTATGGCAAAAGGATTGCCCGGAAGTGGTTCAAGACCATTCATAGGAGATTCTCAAGAAGTACCAAATTATATTTATATAATGCTTGATGTTGTTGATGTAACAGATCATAGTTTAGAATCATTGAAAGAAACAATCATTACTTGTCATAATGAGTATGGTGGAATAGATAAGCTATGTGGGGAACGATGGGGTATATGGGATTTAGTTCCTTGGTGTGAAGAACAAGACATTCCTTTTGAAACAGTCTTCCCGACTTATGAGAAACAGAGAGGAGCTTTCAGCGAGTTGTATCTTGTTTCATCAGGATGCAGATTAAAATGCCCTCCGTTAGGACTTATGGGAAGTAAAGAGATTGATTTGTTTAGAGAAGAAGCGAAAGTATTCTTTCACGATCCTGATAAGCGTTGGTTTGGTTCTCCTGAAAAGAATGAAAAGAACGGAATCCAAGATGACTGTATATTTTCCGTTGCTTGGTGTATATATGGTGGAAGAGAGCTAAATGTCAACGATTTTAGAGAAAGACGTAACCAATCCTTCTTTGGAACCATGATTACAGAGAGAGAAAAACGTGTTTATGGGTAAAAAAAGCTTGATTTTTACTTATTTTACTGTATAATGAGTATAAATTAGATAAATTTAGGTGGTTTTTTGTGAAAAATACTAAAAAAGAAAGACTTTTTGCTAAATATGGATCGGAAATATTAAAAGATTTTGATGCTGTTTTAAATATGGATTTAGGTATTTCTTTAGTTGATATAGCAAATAAGTTTAATTTTTCTGTTCAAAATGCCCATTTAATTTTTTTAAAATTATATGGAATATCTTATCATAGTATTATGAAAGAAAGAAAATTTTTAAGAAAAGAGAAGATCAGAATACAAACAGACATCGTTAGAAATTTTGAAAGAAATCCTATCAGAAGAATAAAAAGATGTAAATTAGGTTCTACTCATCATAAAGGAACTTTGATAGAAATTTTTGTTTATAAAAAATGTAAAGATTTGGGATATGATTTATCTTTTCATCATACCAAGAGTACAGATGTGATGGTTAATTCTCATAAATGTGAAATAAAATCTTCATACAGTTCACCTAAAGGAAAAATCCCTGTTTTTCATTTCACTATACATCCAAATGAATTAAAAAATAATGATTTTTTAATTTGCCACATTGTCAATTTAAAACAAACTTACATAATACCTATGTTTGAAATAAAATCTGAAAATGTCTGCATATCTCCAATGTCAATAAGAAGTAAATATCATAAATATTTGGAAAGTTGGTATTTTTTAGAAAAATGTCAAATAAAATTATCAATGAGAGGTTAAAATATGAAACAAAATAAGATGAATGAAGCTGTTTCCGTGCTTAATACATTAACGGATGAGCAACTTTCCGTACTTCAATTTGCTATGCCCTGGCAACAAGGAGCAGAAAATACATCTGAAGAAGGTGTTTCTAAAGATGCAGACGGGTTTGGTGATGGTATTTTTGATTCTTCTTTGATGGGGGATAGAGAAAAGCTTCAGCAGACTTGTTGGAATAAGTTTAACACAAATCCTCATGTAGGAACAGCAGTAAGAGGTCAAGTTGGTCGTCTTACTGGTCTTGGTTTTGAAATCACATCTGAAATTCAGCAGATTCAAGAAGCAGTGGAAGAAAATGAGTTTGATCCACGAAATCGTCTTTATATGTTCTGGTCAAAGTATGTTGGTCGAGCAATTGTAGAAGGAGAACTGTTTCTTTGTTTAACCGTTCACACAGATGGATTTGTGGAAGTAGATTTTATAGATCCTTCTCATATTGCAGGGGGTGGGGAAGATGGTGTTCTGTATCATCCTAACAAATCAACACTTCCTTTAGGCTATTATGTTACTCCGATGAATTATCTCAACGGTTCATACGAAAATCAATCACCAATAATTATTCCGTCAATCTTTCTTGCATACTATCCAGAGTTATTAGATGTTGTAAGAAAAGTATCTGGTTTTAATGAAGATCAGATGAAAGATTCTAAAGGCGGAAGCAAATATAAGAAGACTGGCGGATTTAAACGATTCATTGTTGCTTGGGACAGATCATTTGTTACCCGCAGAAACATATCTTATTTAAGAACCATTCTTGAATGGTTAAATCAATATGAAACATTGAAGAAATATGAAATTGATCATAAGAAGTCTGCAGGAGCTTATTTGTGGGTCATTACAATGGAAGATCCTAAAGCTTTTAGAACTTGGTTGTCTTTGTCTGATGAAGAACGAAGAAAGACAGGAATCATGGCAAAGAAAACTCCTGGTTCTACTTTGATACTTCCCCCAGGTCTTACTCTTACTGCACAAAATCCAAAACTGCCTGTGATAAGTGAAACTGATACTGACATTCTTCATATGGTGACAAGTGGTTTAAATGAACCTGAAGATGTATCAACAGGACAAGCAAAAGGGACATTTGCTTCGGTTAAAGCTTCACGTGGTCCGATGTCGGATAGAACATCTGATGAAATTGCTTATTTTGAACGATTCTTAAAATATGAGTTCTACAGAGCAATATTCTTTTTAAAGTCTAAGGTGAGTGACTTCCCTGAAGTATTTCCGATAAAGATGGCAGTTGATTTTGATGATAAACAGAAACCAATATTTAAAAAGATAAAGAGAAAACCAGAATTTTTGATTGATATTACATTCCCTGGTTCTGAAGTTACTGATGCAGAGTCGAGAGCAAGAGCATACTTAGGAGTTAAACACGGTTCAATTTATGATACCCTTGGTATTCCTAATAATGATATTGCAAAGAAGCTTGGATTTGGCAATTATCGTAAACTTAGGTTAATTCATGCAACTGAAGAAGAAAGATACCCGAAGTTAGAACCACCTATTGATGCAGCAGGAGAGCAATTAGATACTGAAGGTAAAAAGAAGCTTTTGAAGAAAGCTGAAGTACCAGCACCTAAACCTGCTACACCAGCAGCACCTGTTAAAAAAGTATTGATCAAAAAACCTGTTAAGTAACGCAATCCGAAAGGAATAAAATGGATAATTATATTTCTACTGGTAAAAAGATTTTACGTCATTTAGACTATTTACAGTATTTTCAAGATACCGGAATAGTCAAACCTATCTCATTACAAATTGCTCCTACAAGTCGCTGTAATCTTAATTGTGTCTTTTGTTCTAATGTAAATAGACAAAAACATGAAGATTTGAACATTGATGACCTTATGTCTTTTATGACAATTATGAAATCAAGGGGAGCAAAGACAATTGAATGGACAGGAGGAGGAGATCCTACTCAATATAAATATATTAAAACTGCCATTGGTACTGCTCATAATTTAGGATATGAACAAGGTTTTATTACTAATGGAATTGATTTACGGAAGAAGATAGATAGTTTAATTGGTTATTTAGATTGGATTCGTATTTCTTTAAATTCATTAGATTATGTTGATGATATTGAAATACCTAAAAAATTTAAAGGTACTCTTGGCTTCAGTTATGTTTATAATACAGAAACAACTCCAGATGTATTTAACCGAATAGGCAAATATATTAAAAAACATAATCCAAAATATGTGAGAATTGTTCCTGACTGTCAAACAAATAATGAATTACTGAAAGAAAGAAATGAGTATTTATCCAATATAGTAAAAGAGTGGGGAAGTCCTTATTTCTATCAAGCGAAGACTTTTGCTCAACCTAAACGATGTTGGTGGGGGCATTTTAAACCCTTCTTATTACATGATGGTTATGTTTACCCATGCAGTTCCGTTGTTTTGAATGACACTTCAGAAAGATCGTTTCATAAGAAATTTAGATGGATGAATATGTTTCAATTCACATTTGCAAAATCAGCAGTTCCTTTTGATTGCAAAGATTGTACCAATTGTGTTTTTAAAGGGCAAAATGATTTAGTGGAATCCCTCATTGATTCAGAGATGGAAAATTTTGTATAATAGAAGAAAGAGAATTGCAAATGAGATTGTCTCATATACAGTACCATTTAACAGAGCATTGTAACCTTAATTGCAAAGCATGTAGTCATTTTAGTTCTATTGCTGAACCTGAATTTAAAGATATAGAACAAAATAAAAAAGATTTAATTCGGCTATCTCAATTATTTGATGGAATAGATAGAATTATAATCATGGGGGGAGAACCATTACTCCATAAAAAAATTCTTGATTTTGTCATCAATGCAAGAATTATTTTTCCTCATTCAAACATAACAATATTCACCAATGGCATTTTGCTTCCAAATATGAATAATAATTTTTGGGAAGTATTAAATAAAAATTCTATTGAAATTGAAATGACAGTATATCCTCCTTTTCATAAAATAAAAGATGAAATGATAAAAGTGGCGGCAAAATATAAAGTAAGATTATTAACAGTTGCAAAATACTCATTTGCAAAATTTCTTGTATTGGATGGCGGTCTTGACAAGCAAGAGATGTTTAATAAATGTGATGGGAAAATTTGCCATAACATTAGAAAAGGAATGATTGCTACTTGTTATATGCCGTTTTTTATAGAACATTTCAATAAAAAGTTTAATGAAAATTTACCAAACAATGATGTTCTTAATATTTACGATGAAAATATTACTGCTCAAAAAATTATAGATTTTTTAAATACACCAAATGAGATTTGCAAGTATTGTTTATGGCCGCCTATTTGGTTTTCGTGGGATAAATCACATAAATCAGAAAAATTTGATTGGGTGGTGAAGGAGTGAATAAATGAATTTATATGATGAAGATTATTATGAACGGGGAATTGAAACTGGTAAGAGTAATTATCAAAATTATCGTTGGATACCTGAATTGACAATTCCGATGGCTATGTCAATAATTGATTTTTTAAAAATTAAACCTAAACAATCAATTCTTG